ATTACAGAAGGGATTCGACGTAATTCCATGAAAAAAGGGCCTCGAAGGAGGCCCGTATCATACCGCAAGTAAAGCGGTTTATGCGTACGCCGTTAGGTCGAATGGCGTATTAATTAGCAGACGTGCGATGGGCACCTGCTTGGTGGACGAGTACACCAAGTTCCAGCTGGCGATGGCGCCCAGTTGGTCGGTGGCGGTGGTGTTGAGGGGGTTGTCCGTAGCGGAAGCCCACTTGGTACCGGTGATGTGGTAACCGTAGTGGTAATCCACAGCCAGAACGTCCTGCATGGACAGGATGTTGCGGTCGGCAGCCAGGCGCAAGTCCTGTTGGATGCCCTCGGAAACAACACCAGTTTTGAAGAGGTACACAGGGTACTTCTTCGCGTGGGTTGCAGTGCCGCCGGTCAGAGCGGTCAGCTGGTCGTCAATGACAACCCGCAGGCCCGCAAAGGTGGCAACTTCAGTTTGGGTGACGCCGATGCCGCCGCCGCCCCAGACCACAGCACCACCTGTAGACAGAGCGGAGGTGCTGAAAACCAGCATTCCGATCTGTTGGAGGTAGTAAGCCACGTTCGAGTGCATAGCAATCGAATCGAGTTCGTCGCCGCGCTCACCCAGCAGCGCCTTGACGCCGACAACGTTAGCTACGTTGAGGAAGTTGGCCTCGGTCATTGAACCGGGGACACCGGCAAATGACTTGTTCAGTTGGTTGGGACCAAGGACGCCAGTGCCGGCGATAGGGCCAAACAGACCAAGCAGTTGGGCTGCCAGAGTGGCAGTCTTCAGCTTGTTGATGGCTGCGGTGAGTTGGTTGCGGACGTGGGCCAAGGGGTCAGCGCCGGAGCCCAGCTTGCTGAGGTCATCAGCGGCGTAGGCAAAGCCACGGTGCAGAATCGTCATGATCTGCTCGTCGGCAGTCACGTTCGATGGCACCAAGTAGCCGCCGCCGCCACCCCAGGTGGAGTTGCTCAGAATCTGGGATTCAGTCGGGGCGATGGGGTCGAAGAAGGGGACGCGGACACGGGTGCCGCCAGCACGGGCATCAAGAGCAGCGTTGCGCTGCACAATGCCGGACTGAATCCACTTCGACTGCTCAAAAATACCTTCAGCGGTGTACTGAAGGAACTCGGGGCGAGTAACAAGGTTGGAGAGGAATGTTCCTCCCGAAAAGTTGCCGTTGAAAGACACGGATCAGCTCCAGTGAGGTTTATGGGGGTGCCCCACAGGGGCTAGGCGCCGGCTTCTGATTTCAGGAGGCGGGCCATATCGGGGTTATCGACCAGCATCATCATCTGCTGGGTAACGTTCCAGGCTTCTTTAGACCAAGGATTGGACTGACCTGGGACGGCGGTGGAACGGGCACTGCTCGTTACACCCATGCCGGAACGATTACTGGCAGCAAAATGATGCTCGTAACCACTGCCGGGATTTTTAAGATTAGCGATGTAGTCGCTAATTGGAACTTCGACGCCGCCGGTAACAGCCACAGGCTGTCCTTCTTTAGCGCGTAGGTTCTCCTGCAACAAACGATACAGCTGATCGGGGGCCAATGCACCAGCTTGAGAAAGTTGGGAAATAGCGCCAGCTCGGAGCTGCTCCTGTGTGAAGCCTTGGCGAATTTGCTCCACCTCGGATTCTTTGGTGTTCAACTGTTGTTTGAGTTCGGCAACAGTTTTTTGGGCCTCTTCCCACAAAGTTTTGTACTCGCCGGATTCGGCAAGTTTTGTGGTTTTGGCTTGCTCCTGTGCCTGTTGGATACCGTCAAGTTGTTTTTGTAGGTTTTCGCGGTTTTCGCGGTCCTTACGGCGTTCGCTGATGAGTTCAGCGTTTTTTGCCTTGACGGCTTCTAGTTGGGCGGCCAGATCGGAACTTTCAGCCACAAGCTGGGGAGCAACGAGTTCCACGGGAACTACTGGTGCTTGTTGTTCTTCGGACACAGGTGTAATACTTAGACCCTTCTACTTTAGCAGTTAAAAAGGCCGGGGCTGTTGACGCAGCACCCGGCGGCTTAGTGGTGGTCTCTACGAGAGTTGCGAAGCTATATCGAGGGGAGCTGCCAGCGGATCACCTGTTAACGACAAGCCCGATTGCCTGACACGAAGCCGCGATCCGTTAACGACAAGCCGGTTTTGGTGACAAGAGTGACCCCCAGGTTTGAGCTTCCGTGGAGAGGCTTAGGGGGTATTGGTGTCACTGTAACCACCATTGAAGTCGGGGACACTACGAGGGTTGCTTAGATGTCAGGGAACTGGGCGGCAGGGGGTGTGAAGTTGGCCGTGTAGCGGGCGACGTTGGTGACGCGCAATTCATCAATGTATCCGTTAACAGGATGGAAATTATTGTTGCTCACATCGCCAATCCATTGCAGGGTAAGTCTGCCAGTGGTGCCAGCAGGAGGGGAACTGTTTATAGCAACTTGTGTACCATTTATAAACAAATAAAACGTAGTGCTGGATCTCACGATTGCTATGTGATACCAAGTATTGATGACAATGCCTGAGCTTATATTACCAAAAACGGTTTGGCTATTCAAATAACTATCAAACCTTCCAGGAGTGCCCGCCTGGTTAAATCTCATCCACTGAGTGAAAATACTTTCTCCGCCAAAAGCTATGCAATCAGCTGTATCGTTAAGCCTAATAAATGTTTCTAGCGTAAAGTTGCCATTTAGCTCAATTAAGGGAACAGACAGCCTATCTCCATTACCATCAAACGCAATTACTCCAGTGGTGTTTCCAAACTGGTTTGCAATTGCCGTGCTGATCTGAGCGTTACCAACAGGCGTCACAATCTTCGGCGTAGGGCTGTTGTCAACGATGTTGGTGGTTGTCGTTACCAAGTTGCCGTGAAGCAGCAGCGACACACTCCCAAACTGCGGATCAACTGGCGTTTTCTCAGAACCTGTAATAACCCAACTCATGGCACCATCCTCCCAAAGTGATTAGTGGCAGTGTCTAAGAGGTAGGTCATAAGGCTATGCGGCGGAAGGCGCGAGTTCTAAAAGTATTTACTTTCGGATCAGACGCACCTTCTTGGCCATTAGAAAACCTATAAACAAAAGCTGTACTTATAGCGCTCTGCTCGGATATCCAGTGAAAGTCAGCCACAAACGCTTCCGAAGTATTCGTAAATCCGGTAACATGAGTAATTGATGGATAAGTGGTTGTGTTGTTAATGGCTCTTAATGGCACGGAGTATGGGTTAGCCCCACTAAATGCGTCATTAACGGCGGTTGTAGGCTTTAAGTTAAAGTATGCGATAGACATTTCGTATCTTGATGGCAAATACCAGTCAGTAAATCCGCCAATGCTGAGATTTACGCAGAACTGAGCAGCAGGGTGATCGCTTATGCCTGCGGCAACTATTGCGGCAGTGTTTGCTGCACCATCAAAGGAGCTAGTGGTGCCAGCGGTTGTTGTGTTGGCAGTCTTCCACTGAAGGTTTGTGGTCAGCGTGTAGCCGCCGCCTGTAGCACCAGTAGCCCTAGGCGCCACGATCAGCGCATGGGTGGGGCTGCCGTTAGCAGTGTGGCTGATGTAGCCAGCGAAGTAGCCACCGCCCCAGGGCTCACCCAGCACAGCCGGAAACTTTTGCTGTTGCGCCAACACCACCTTCCCCGGTACATAAATCGGGCTCATGGCTGACACCTCGTAGTGTTATAGGTTTCGGTGTTGGTCATGGTATTGCTACTCCAAATGCGGTGATAAGTGCTGACACGCGGGCGTCTAGTAGGGCGAGGTTTAGGGATTCACCGATGGAGTAGAAGGCTAGGCGATTTGCCGTATAAACTGATCCACCGCCATTCCTAAACACGTTAATGTTTTCGTTTCTTGGAGTTGCCGAAGTCGACAATTGGTTAGCAGCCGTACCACTATATCTAACAGAAAAAGTGCTACTGCTGCCAATGGACGCGCCAAAAAAACCAGTAGTTGCAGATGCGGTGCCGCCTACAAATTCAGTTCCGTATCTCATTTCAGCATACATTGGCCGCGCAGTAGTTCCTGATCGACCTATTACGCTAGATCCAGGTAGGCCCCAATTAGTTCCCAGGTATGCACGGTTGACGCTGCCTGTGGGGTCTGGCTGTTCGGTTACATATGCTGAGAGATGTTGGCTGTTTTGCGGATCAGCATTGTTGTTTCGATTACTGTTCAAGTATTTAGTAGTTGCATCCCCCACCAGCCCCGTCTTTCGGTTGTAGTCGCCAGTTGTGTAGTTACTGCCGCTGTAAGTGCCATCCGCAAAGTTGTTATTGGTCAAGACCTTAGTGCAGGACTTGAGATCAATAAACGATCCTTCGAGCGTCTTGGCTCCTGCCAGGATGCAACTATTTTTAAGTGCAGTCCAAACACCGTCATTCTTGCAGCCAATTACAAAGTCGTTGATTGCGTACCGGACGCCGGTTTCCATTGCCCCAATGCCAGGGGTATCGGCCTGGTCAGCAGCTTCCACCGCATCAATGTAGTTCGATGCATCGGTGTCATATGCGAACCCAGGCCGAACGATCAGCGTCATACGCCCTCCTCAACCGGCGGAGTAGTGTCGTTGTCTAGTGGGGGGACTGGTGCCACATAAGGGGTGCCGTCTTGGTTGAAGCGTGGTTCAGGCATGATCCAGTACGGACCCACCTGGTAGTCCTGACAAGCCTTATTGGCAGCCGTGTAGGCGTACTCCTGAATGATGTCCTCGGGCTGTTTGCCTTCGGTGTAAGCAATGGCGACGATGCCAGGAATGAGGCTGTCGTCGATTGAAATGATAAATTCAGCCATGATGGTTACCAGGTAGAGATGGCAGCCCGCTTCCAGGTATCGGTAGCGGTGCAGATGTAAACGTAGGAAGCGTCGTAGCGCACGTCGCCAGCGGTGCCAGTAGCGGTTGCACTGGCGGGGGCGGTGCCTTGGAGGCGGTGCTGAGCATCAATGGTTGTATATGCGCTGTCGTCTGCTAGGCGGGCCTGAAGAATTGCGCTGCTGCGTTTGATGGCGGGGAAACTACTGCTGGTTCCGCCTAGCTGAAGCAAGTTAAAATTATTTACGACACTGTTTGATAAAAGAACGTTGCCGTCTACTGGTGAAGTCCATCCAGACTTGCTAACAATATAGTACCCAGCGGAGCTTTCGATATATCCAGAAAATAGAGCACCCCTTGTGCTTGGAGTGCCTGCCTGTATAATCGCGCCAGTGTTACTAACAGTAAAACGACTCGTCCCATTCATCTGCAGATCCAGCAGGTTTCCGCCAAACCCAGTAACCGCATTAACACCAATGCCGGTGCCACTGGCGGACCACGCACCAGCAGTGCCGACGTTGCTCGGTTGAATCAGGACCTGAGGCGTGGTGCCAGCAAACCAAGTGCCGGTAACAGAAACTGGAGGAACACTAGCGGCCCCGTTCAGGCTGAGCGTGATGTTGCCGGTTGCGCCAACGGTGCTGCTAGGTACACCAGCATTTGCACCGCTTGCGTTATACAGCAGTTGCCCACTAGAGCCTGCAACTAATGCGACGGTGCCAGTGGCATTTGGGAAACTGATCGTGCGGGCTGCTGTGGGCGTTACCGTCTGGAGCGTGGTGGTAAATGTGCCACCGTCATTCAGTTCTACGTCGCCGCCAGCGGTCAGCTTGTTGGTGGTCTTGTTGAACAGCAGTCCAGCGTCGCCGCCGAAGGCGCCAGCGTCGTTGAATTGGACTTGCGTGTCACTGCCGCCAGGAGGGCTGCCTGCTGTTGCAAAGGTGCCATCGGCTCGCAGGAATGTGGTCGTTCCACCGCCGCTGCTTGGTACTAGGCCGGCATCGGTGCTGGTGAATAGCGGCAGAGTTACATCCGTACCGGTGGAGCTGGCAAGTAGCCGCGTGGATGCCGTGTAGCTCAGGTCGGTGCTACCACCGGGAGGTGCTGCGAACGTACCATCGGCGCGTAGGAAGTTGGTGGTGCCACCGCCGCTTGAGGGGGCTAGGCCTGCATCAGTGCTGGTAAACAGCGGCAATGTGGCATCAGTGCCGGTGCTGCTGGCCAGCAGGCGGGTAGACGCCGTGTAGGTGAGGTCGGTGCCGGCGGTGTTGATGCCGGTGATTTG